GTAGAGGTACATACTATTTTCGTGATTTATCCCACACACACGCCTCAGGATGAGCAGCCAAGAACTTGTTCACTTGATTGGCAATGAGAAGCTTGTTAGCATGATCTTATTCCGAAACACTGTACTTTGGCGAGATGTCAGTGATGTAGGGAGTAGGCTTAGCAAAGTACTGATGACGTTTGATTGAAGCGGAATCATGCTAGAAGAAGTTCTTGAGGCTCGTTTTCTCGGGACGAGGAAGATCGGCAGTAGCGCATTCGGTGATGACTTTCTTAGAGAGCGCTTGATTTTGATTTAGTGTAGCGCGTCTCTCTGCAAGACAGCCAAAGCGAATTTCACTGAGCCGGGATCGATTCAAGAAAGAATCTCGGGTCACACGATAGAGTTAAGTTCCAAGAGTAATGGATCTAAGATCTATGTGAGATTCCTTGATAATCTCTTGTGATTGACTCAAAGTATGAATGAATTAAGGATAGAACTTGAGCATACTAAAGAGTCGGAAAGGAAGACTGAGACAATAAGTCAGAGTCATGATGAGACTGGAATAATCGCCAGTCAATTCGACGAAGCGAGTGACTACACTCACTTCAGATGAGGCGAATTCATATTCGAAGGAATCCGGGTATTAATCGAATTCCTTGAGATAAGACTGTACCTCGAGAGATTTGGCTATGTCATCTTCGGAGAATTGGCGACGAATCCATTCAGCCTGAGGCGAACATTGAGTTAACTACATGAGATCGCGACGAGATGTTGGCTCAGGATAAATGACCTTCTGGATGAGAAGCTGAGAAGAGTGACATTGATGGAGGATGTGGGCATACCATCCGTAATCAATTCGCTGTTAAGGCTCATTGACGTGGACGATAGGATGTTTGTAGGTGGTTCCAGAGGAAGAAGTGAACATATTCATTTCACCCACGAATTGCCCATTTTGCTTGACTGGAGCTATGACGAAACGACCTTACATGTGAGGGAGGAAGTAAGTTCCGGGATAGCTCGGGAAGTCGCCACCAGCAATGTAGACTTCACCACTATATGTCAGCTGCAAGTCTGCCAAATAGTAATGAGAGTCAAACATCAAATAATGACGACGAGATTCATTGTCTCTGAAGCGAAGGATTGATTGAGTAGCGAGAGACAAAGGGATGGTGGCCAACTCATGCTGCCAATCTTGGACGGTTCCCTAATACACCGCACAGCGAGTTACTCCTGTTAAACCGACAGCTTCCTGTCTGCGTTCAAAGTTGTAGTTCTCAAGCTATTTGGTATAATAGTTGACGTCGTAAGGATCGGAGCGAGGACGAATGGGGACGTAGGTTAGACACATGGAATCTGCGAGATAACTGTGGATGGTCTAACGGTTGGCCACACGCTTGAAGAGTTGGGAAGGGAAAAATCGGACACGTTCGTGATATTTTCCAGCAGCATTTGGTCCGACAATCTGTCCACCCATAGTCGGTGCAGGGGGGAGAGCGAGAACACCAAGGTCGATGTCGAGCTAGATAGACGCGGTGCAAGCTCCATAAAGAAGCTAAGCAGCTCGTCGAACAGCTGGTCCATCAACGCCCATAAGCTGCGATGTCTTG